GGCGCACCCTATGGTGACCGGATGCGCGCGGCCGAAAACCTGTGCGACCGCTTCAACCTGCCGCGCATGCAGGCGGCCGAGGTGACCGGCAACGCCTTCGAGGGCACGAAATACTTGGTGCTCAAAAACTTCGAGCCACCCGGTACGTTCAACCCCGAACCGCCGCCGGAAAACGGAGAGACGAAGCAATGAATCGGCCGCACGCGCTCAACGGCGGAAACATCCGTTTCCGTGCATGTACGTGACCATGTTGAGCCCTTGGGGTAGGAGCATCGAGCGGGATTGCATAGGCCCCGTTGTCCCCGTGTAATGCGGATCGGCTCCCATGATCCTGCGTGCGGCCCATGTCTGACGTAACGCTCGGTCTCGCGCTCGGCCTCTTGCTGGTCTTTTTCGGTGCAATGCTCGGGCGCACGTGGGGCCGGTGGCACGGCTTCGCGGCCGGATTGGAAGCGGGCAGAGATCTAACGCTGGAAAAGTACTGCGTGGCGATCATCATTCGCGGCGGCAAACATGATGGCTTAGAAGGTGTCGCACACATTCACACAGGTATGGCGCAGCTTCACGGCGAACTGTTCTACGTCAACGGCGAAATCGAGAACGGCTATGCCGTGCTCGTCGAGGAAGGGGGCGACGATGGAGCATCACGTTAGGCCGGGCGACAGCATTCATGGACCGCTCGCAGACATCATGGGACAAGGCGGCGACCTGCACATTTACGGCGCGCACGTGCTGACCGGCGATTTGCGTTTTCCGTATCAAGTGTCGCGAGCGCCGCACGTGCCGGTCAAGCCGGTGCGCTTGATCGGTCACGACCAGGCGTGCATCGACCTGAACGGCTTCAACATCACGATCGCGCGCAGCTTCACCGAGTTCGAGAGCATGGAGTTGGTCGGCGGCGGCAGCCGCACGGAAGCAATCGAGATCAAAGCCACCTACGACAACGCGGCCGTGGTGCGCCAGGTCCGATTCGATCGCGTCCACGTGCGCTTGGTCAGGCGCTGCCTCGACATCACAGGCAACGTGATCCTGTCGCGCTTTGTCGATTGCTCGTTTGCCGATGCGACCGAAGCGCTGATTCGAATCAACGGCGGCACCACGTCCTGGTGGTCGCGCTGCACGTTCACCGAGTTCTCCAAGGGCATGGCGCTTGAGAACACGATGGGCACGGCGTTCGAGGACTGCGTTTGGGAAGCGGCGCGCACCGAGACGCCCTATATCGCGATGGCTCATTGTCGTGACGTCAACATCGCGCGCGGCTACTTCGAGGAAAGCCATGACGTGAACGCTCCCTGGTTCGTCTATCTGAACAAGGAAAACCGGAGCATCAAAGTTCAGGGCACGTTTGTGCGGCCGACGCGCAAGGCGCGCGTGGCCGTGGTCGGAGCCGAAGGATGGGCGCATGACGTGACCATCGAGCCCTATGTGCTCATGCCGAACGGTTGGGACGCCGATCCTCCCGTGTGGATCAAGGCGGCCAATGCCAAGCGGGTCACGGTCGCTGGCCTGCTGGAATACAAGACGCCGGACGGCTCGTTCACGCGGGTTGCCCCGGTGCCAGTCAAGAGCCTGCCATGAGTCTACCGAAGCCCTATTACCAGGACTCCGCGGTCACGATCTACCACGCGGACTGCCGCGAGATATTACCGCACGTCTCGGCTGTCGATGTGATCCTTACCGACCCGCCGTACGCGCCCGGCGGGGCGACGCGGGAGTCGAACTCAAGGGCCGGTATCTCCGACGCCCTTCATCTCGCCGCCCGCGCCCTCAAGGCCGGAGGAACGGCGTTTGTATTCAGCGCCTCGTCGGCTCGGGGACTAGACTGGGCTCGGGAGTGCATGAAACCGCTCGAACTCAAGCGCGTTATGCCTTGGGTCAGGAAGATGACCACCAGCGGGGTCGGGGGTCCGTGGCGATGGGATTCGGTCCTGGTCGGCGTCTACGGCAACGCGGTTTGGGGTCGTCCGAGATTCCGCGGTTACTACCCGGCATGGCGCGGTGGCTCATGGCCCCATTCCCCGCTGGCACACTCTTGCTCGATCCGTTCGTCGGCTCGGGCACACTGGTATCTAACGCCCGTGAAATGGGGCACAAAGCCATCGGCATCGAGATCGAGGAACGCTACTGCGAAATCGCCGCGAGGCGGTGCTCGCAGGAAGTGCTTTTGTGAAACTCGACGGGGCGGCAAAGGAGAACAAGCCATGAAGTTCTATCTCACGTTTGGACAGGTACATGCGCACAGCTTCGCCGGCAAGACGTTCGATCGCGACTGCGTGGCCGTGATCGAAGCCCCCGACTATGAGACGGCGCGCGAGCGGGCCGTCAAAGCGTTTGGCCTGGCGTGGGCGTTCTTGCGCCCAGATCAGCCGGACATGACCTACTTCCCGCGCGGTCTTATTGACCTGGACCTGACGGAGCCGAAGTCGGTTGCACGTGAAACACCCGAGCCCGTCCGCTGCACGGATTGCGGCTCGGCAATCGTGTGGGCAACGTACCGGGGCGCGCGCATCGCCCTCGATCCCCGCGTCCTGGTGTTCAACGTTGAGTCGCACGGCAGCCAGGTCACGGCCGAGCGCCACGTCGGCGCGCTCGCCCTGCACGCCTGCTCCGGCCCCATCACCGCTCGCCTTCAGAGCATCGCCGAGCTACGAGCCGCCCAACTCGTCGCCCACCTCAATACGCCAGGCACGACGCCGGATCAGGCGCGGTGGTTCATCGCCGCCGCCCTCGCCGATGCTGCAAGGGAAGCGGAGGCCGAAAGAAGCTAACCCGCTGCACGCCAAGCGCGTCGTTGCGTGACGACGCGCACTACACATGGAGAAACGCCATGTCCGGTTTGCTCAAAGGGAAACCCGTGAAAGATTGGACGGCCCTGGTAGGTGTTGCCGGGCTTCGAGTTCACGAATCACGACCGGCGATTTCCCCCGGCAGATCCCCTGACGGATCGAGTGGCCGGTACGGCCCGCCGTTTCCACTGCGTGTCGGTGGCGCAAAGGCTGGCCGCTCACGCCGGGGGAATCCATGAACGGCCCGCGCAAGTTGTCGGCAAGCCCGGATGCCAGCGCCGGCGTGACGTTGACACTGACGCCCGACTTGATCGAGGCCGCGCACGCGACGGCGCGCGGGCGCATGATTGCCAATCGGAGCGACGGCCGCGTTTCGCGCGTGATCGGCGGCACGGCGGACTTCGAGACGCACCTAATCGGCGCTGTCTGCGAGCACGCCGTTATGGCCGTCGAGCGCACGCCGCTTGATTGCCTCGTGAAGCATGGATCAGGCTTTCGTGCCGCCACGGCATCGGATATCGACGATCTCGAAATCAAGGGCACGATCCGGCCGCGCGGCCGTCTCCTGGTGCCCGGTACCCGAGTCTTTGCACACAAGCGGAACAAACTACTGCGCTATTTACTCGTTCGATGGCTGCGCGACCGCAACGCGGTGCAGATTGTTGGCTGGCAGCTTGGGGCCGTGTTCTTGCGACCGGAATACCTCGATACAACGCTGCCCGGCAAGTCTTACGTCGCACCGTGGTTGTGGGAGTATGGGAGATGAGTCGTGTTTGACAACAAAACACGGGAGGGAGGATGCAACCAACAAAAAGCCATGTTCGGTTTCATGAACTCGAATCAGTCGGCAAAACTCATCGATGGTTGGTCAATAATGAAGCGAACGGCTGCTTACTTGGTTACGTGCGTTGGCATTCGCCGTGGCGTCGCTACGTGTTTATGCCAAATGCAGGAACAATCTTCGATGCCGCGTGCCTCGATGAACTGAAAACTTTTTGCGAGATTCAGACGAAGGCCCACAAACCGGTGTCGGTGCCATGACCACAATCAACGTTTCGCGGTTTTGCTCGGCACCCGTGCCGGCGCGTATTCCCGGGCAGCACTTGTGGGCCGCCGTCGCCATGTATCGCGTAAATCCGGCAGCCGATACGGTGCATTTGGACGCCGAGTCGCTGATGACTATCGAAGTTGGCTGTTATTGGTGCGAGCGAGCGTGGAGCCGCGATGCGGCGAGCAAGCCGTGCTTTGGGGAGCCACGGGAGGAAGCATGATGACGAAAGAGCCGAAAGATTGGACCGAGGCTGCCATCGAAGCCGTGTTTGGTTTGGTCGTTGTCAGCATCGTGCTGACGATTTGGATTGTTGCAACCGGGGGGAGGTGATTAAGCATGAGTTGGATTTGGAACTGGCTGCGCGGCGGCGACGAACTGCCGCAAATGACGCTGGACGACTTGTTCCCGTTCTGGCGTTACGGAATCATGGGGCCGGGCCGCGCCACGCGCGATTGAAATAACGTTAAAGACTCGCTGTGCTTCGGTCGATAACAAGGACGTGGCGCGGATTGTCCGCGCTGCTTTTTGAAGAACGGGGGAACCATGAAACCGGAGCGCAGCGAGTGGGTTATGCAGGTGTCGCAAGTATTCCCGGGCGTGTACCTGTGGGGAACGATTGAAACCGTGAACGAAGCCGACCGGCGCATGCGATCGGTCGTGGAGGAAGAATGCAATCCGAGCAAGAACTCGCCATAGCAAAAGCAGGGGCGCTACGCGAGCGCATGGGATTCGTAAGCGATCGCATCGATCGGCTAGGCAAGCGCGGCCTGCTGGCTGAACTCAATCCGATCACCGAACTCTATTCGTTCATGCCCGAAGCCTTGCGCATGGTCGCCGATCCCACCGCCGAGCCCGAGGACGTGGTGGCGCTGATTGAAAAGCACGTTGCGGAACTGGAAGCCCGGTTCCCGTCCGAGAACTGAAGCCGATGAGCACCGACTACGAAACCGAAGTCGGCATGGACCTGTGCAGCGAGTGCGACAAGCCGAAGCTTCGGGTGGAAGGCTTCGGTGGCGGCAAAGATGGAATGGTGCTGGAAGCGCATCTCAGTCAAGACGACATCCGGGACTTGATCGACGTTTTGCGGTCGTTCCTGGAGCAAGGAGGTTTAAAATGAAATCGCTTGTCGTATTGCTGGCGGTGCTCGTGCCGACGATCGCGTTCGCGGACTATCGCACGGGGCCGGCGATGTATGCCGGGAAGATGGAGGGCGATCCGGCGATTGCGCTCGCGCTTGAAATCGAGGAACCGAGGTCGCGCCTGCACCTGCGCCCGCGCTTCGGCGTATGGAAGCAGGACGGCGAGCCCGGCATTTGGGAGATCGGCCTCGACGCTTACTGGCACGTGCGCGAGTGCCACGTGATCAGTCCTTATGCGGGAGTCGGCATCGGGGCCGAGTGGCTGCCTGATTTGCCGATCGAGAATGACGGCGACGACGTTCCCCCGGACCCGCGCGCAGGCGATGACCCGCCGACGGTGGACCCGCCGCAGCCGATCGCCTCTTTTTTCGGCGGCATCCGGTTCCCCGGCAATCGCGCGGACGTGTTCGTCGAGGCACGCTTCACGGTCGGCGTCGATGATCGCGAGCGCGCGGGCGTGTTCGCGGGGCTCGGCTTCCACCCGGCGAGGAAACGATGACGACGTTTGTGTCTGCGTCGCTGCGCGTGCAGGGGATTCATTGCTGGCCCGCCGCGCCCGCTGCCGTTGTTTACCTCGCTTCTCCGCATCGCCACGAGTTTCATGTACGAGTCCGAAAGCAAGTTAGCGGACCCGATCGCGAGGTTGAGGTCATTCAGTTCAAACATGCCGTTGAGGCGTACTTCTTGGCGTTGCCGAGAACGCACAACATGATTGATTTTGGCACTCGATCGTGCGAGCAGATTGCCGCAGAGATTGTCGAGAACTGTGCAGCGGACTGGTGCGAAGTTCTTGAAGATGGTGAGAACGGAGCCGAGGTGTTCGCATGAAGATTATCTACCTGCCGATAGAGCCCTATAGGGAGCGCTACACGGAACTTCTGCGAGCGTGGACGGAAACGCAGTTCGCTACTGAAGGCTGCCAAGTTGTCACCGTGCTCGGTGAAAGCTTGCGCACAGAGATCAAGAGCGGCCGGGTCCTCGATGCGCACGGTAGGTCGCATTGGTCGCTAACGCAGATGGCGAGATTGGTTGCGATGCTTGCCGATGGCGCGGTCGAGGATTACGATCGCATCTATTTCGACGATATGTTCACGCCTGGCGTTGTCCATTGCTACGCCCGCCGACTCCAAGTTCAAGAGCGAATGACTGAGCAGATCGCGCAAGCGATCATGCGGCACCTAGAACCGCTAGGTGCCGGCGTTGTCGTGCGTGCAACGCATTTGTGCATGGCGGCGCGCGGCGTGCGCTCTCCGAGCGTCATGGTCACGTCTTGCCTGCTCGGCGACTTGCGGGGCGATGCGCGCGGCGAGTTCTTGTCGTTGGCTAATGGTCACCCATGAAGATCGCGATCATTGGCCACGCGGCCGACAAGTTCACGCCCGCGACTCGCCATGAGGCGCAGGTGCTCATCTCGGCATTGCTGCTCGACGCGCGCTTGCTGATCAGCGGCGGCTGCCACCTCGGCGGCATCGACGAGTGGGCCGAAACCATAGCCCGCTCGATGTCGATCCCGCGCTTGATCCATCGGCCGGCGCTGCGTCGGTGGGCCGGCGGCTACCGTGAGCGCAACCTGCGCATCGCCCGCGACTGCGACGCGCTCCACGTCATCGTGGTTGCGCGCTACCCGGCCGAGTACCGGGGCATGCGCTTCGATCGCTGCTATCACTGCAACACGAGCGACCACGTGAAAAGCGGCGCGTGCTGGACGGCAAAGCGCGCGCAAGAACTCGGCCGGCCGGTGCGCTGGCACATCGTCAATGGCAGTTGAAATCCTCGACCCCGAGCCGCCGGGCGCTGGCGACCGGACATTCGAACCGAACTCGTGGGCGCAAGAGCGGTTCTTGATCAGCGAAACGCCAGACCTGCTTTATTCCGGGCACCTGGGCTCAAGCAAGACGCGTTCGCTGTGCGAGAAGGCCGACATGCGGTGTTGGTCGTTTCCTAACGCGCGAGTCGCACTCGGTCGCCGCTATCGGAATCACTTGGGCAAGAGCGTGATCACCGAACTGCGCGAAAAAGTGATTAAAGACGGTCACTGGGCATGGGGATGGCGGCCGGCATCCGATGGCGGCTCGACCCTGCATTACCCGAACGGAAGTGAGTTGTGGATGGTCGGTTTCGACAATCCACAACGTCTGCTATCGGCCGAGGTCGATATGGTCTTGGTCGAACAGTGCGAAGAACTGACCGAAGAAATGTGGGATGCGGCGGCGGGGCGGTTACGAAAAAAGACGACGCGCGAACTGCCGGACGGAATGATTGAAACGGCACCGTTTCAGATTGCCGGAGCCTGCAACCCCGATAGTCCGGCGCATTTCCTTTATAGGCGCTTCCGTCCGCAAATCGGCTCGCATATCGAGTACTCGCACGACGATGAGAAGTTGCCGAACGGTGTCGTGGTTCCGCGCGGAACCCCAATGGCCGAAGTGTTGATTGCCGGCGTGCTCGACAACATGGAAAACCTGCCAGCCGCCTACATCGCGCGTCTTCAACGCTACAAGGGCCGCTATTATGAGCGCATGGTGCTCGGCAAGTGGATCATGTTCGAGGGCATGATCTATGACTGCTTTGACGCTGGCCTACACGTGCGCAAGCGGCCTAAGTCGTGGCTCGACTGGGGCGGCTATCCGCCGCCCGGATGGGATCGGGTTCGCTCGTTCGACTTCGGCTTTTATCCCGATCCATTCGTTTGCCAGCACTGGGCGCGGAGCCCGGCCGGCTCATGGTGGTTGTATCGCGAGATTTATCACACGCGCAAGATTGCCGCCGAGCACGCCCGCCGCATCGCTGCCGAGGAACAGCTTGAACTAGCCACGCTCAACAGCATTCTGGAACGCAACGGAGCAGCGCCAATCAAGTATCTTCCGATCATCGGCTCTTACGGCGACCACGATAGCCAGGTTCGGCATACGATTGAGCAGGAAACCGGGGGAGAGATCATCGTCCAGCGTGCGCACAAAGACATTGAATCCGGCATTCAGGCTTGCTACGAACTCCTGGCGCCGGTCGAAGGCCAGGATAAAGTCAAGCGATCGCGCCTGTACTTCGTCGATGACGCCCTGCTTGAAGTCGATCAGGATCGGGCCGACCACGGCTTACCGGTCCGCACAGTGGACGAGTTCGGAGCTTATCGCTACCACAAGCAGGACCCGACCAAGCCGACACGCGAGGGGCCGATGGACCTGCATAATCACGGCATGGATGCCATGCGCTACGCCTTCGCGACGCTCAAAAAGCACGGCTATTGAAAAGCCCGCTTGCGCGACCTCTCCGGTTGTGCCTTACTTGAAACACCCGCCGCGCTCACAGACCTTCCCTGGGCGCGGTCATGACGACCAGACAAAGCGGGGGGCGTTGGATCGCCACGACGAATATCTTGCTGCGGGGTTCATCGAACTCACGGCCGGCATCTATGCTCGACAAACGATGCAGGCGGTGGATTTGATCGTCGTCACGCCCGAGGGCGTAATGGGGGCCGGCACAACCGTTGAGCGCTGGCGTAGCGTCATTGACGACGCTCAATCAATCGAGGTCGAAGTCGAAGCCGTCGAGGGTTCGTCGTGAGCCTGTTCGGCGCATTGCGGGAGATCATTCGCGCCGAAGCGCAGGCGGTCCCGCCGTTCGTCGGTCAGAGCACTCAGTTTACGAATCGGCTCGACGAAGAATCGCTCAACTATCACCGCGCCTATGAACTCGTCGCCCCGGTTTACGGGGCGATTTCGCGTATTCAGGGCTCGATTGCCGAGTTTCCATTGGTGTTCCGCAACGCCGGCGGCACGATCATCGAACCCGCTCCGAACAACGTCGCCGGCCTGTTTGCATCGGCGAACGCCTTCCATACCGGCTACGACCTGCGCGAGCAAATAGTCGGTTCGATGCTGATCGGCGGCAACGCCTACGTATTTCTCGACTACCACGGCACAAAGAAACCGCTTGAGTTGTTTTGCATCCCGCCGCACATGGTCGTGCCCAAGAGCGAAGACGGGCGCGTGCCGACCCATTACATCGTCACGCTCGACGACGGCAAAGAAATGCTGGTCGAGGCGCAACAGATGATTCCGATCCCGATGTATACGCCCACTCACGGCTTGATCGGGATGTCTCCGATGCGCGTGGCGATGCTTGCGGCCTCGACCTATCGCGATTCCGGGCGCTGGTTGAGCAAGGTGTACAAAAGCGGCGGCTTGGTGAATGGCTACATGACGCACGAAGAAGCCATGATGCCGGCCGAACGCGAGCGCGTCGAGCATGACATGGTACGTCAGCGCATGAAGGGTTCGATGGTCATCATGCCGCGCAAGATGGATTGGAAGCGCACGGGCCTGACGGTAGATGAACTCAGGTTCGTTGAAACCGCGAAGCTGACCAAAGACGACATTTTTATGATCTACAAGGTGCCGCCCGTCGTCATGGGCACGAAGGAAGGTGGCGGCCTGTCCGATGCCGGTGCGACCACGGACATGTGGATGTACTATGAACTTTGCCTAAAGCCGATCACGCAAAAGATCGTGACCGCGATCCAGGAACGCTTCCTGAATGACCGCACGCACCAGTCCGAGTTCGGCGTCGGCATTACGGTCGAGTTTGATTTCTCAAACTCGGCCGTTTTGCAAGACTTATTTGCACGTCGGGCCGAGAGATTGAAGAACGCCAGCGGTCGCCCGGTGATCACGCCCAACGAAGCGCGCGAAAGTCTGGGGCTCGATCCGACAGGCAACGCCGACGATGACACGCTCTATATCCCGAAATCTCAATCGGTCGCCGAAGACGACGAGGAACGGGGGCGCTCAACAGGTACTGCGACACGGACGCCACGGGCGATGGCTCGGACGGACACGGAAGTTCGAAGTCAACCGGAGGCCCCCGCTTCTCGCGATGCCTTGCGCGCGCGCCAAGATGCCCGATTGATCGGGCAAGAACGCACGATGCGACGCGGCGTGCGCCAGCTATTCGCGCAGCAAGAGCGGCGCGTGATTGCCAAGCTACGCGACCAACAGGCGCGATTGAACGGAAACCGGCGCTTCGCAGCGGTGATCGACATAGAGCAACTGCTTGAAGCTACCGACGCAGACAAGCGGCTGATTCGGCGCTTCATTCGGCAGGTCGTGCGCAATGCGGGCGAGCGCGAACTCCAAGAACTCGGCCTGCGCATCTCGTTCAACATCGGGGCCGAAGCCGTGCGACGCTGGCTTGACGACCGCGCGAATATCGCAATCGTTGGCACCACACGCACGACGCGCGAACTCTTGCGAGAGTCTTTGGCCGAAGGCGTCAAGAACGGCGAGACCCACGCCGAACTCGTGGCCCGCGTGCGCGAAGTATTCCGCGAGCGTTATGCGAATCAAGGCGACACGATTGTGCGCACCGAAACGGTCAGCGCCTACAACTTTGGGGCCGAAGAAGCCTGGCACCAGAGCGGCGAGGTCGAGGCGAAGGAGTGGGTCACGGCCGGCGACGAACTCGTGCGCGAAGCGCATGCCGAAGCCGATGGCCAGGTGGTACCGCTCGACGATTTGTTCGAAGTCGATGGCGAAAGCCTTTCGCATCCGGGCGATCACACGCACGGCGCGAGCGCGGGAAATACGATCAACTGTAGATGCACGGCAGCGCCGGTGCTCAGCAAGGAAGCCGCGCGCCGGCGTCTGTCGATTTCACCCATCGCTGAACTGGTGTCGTCGTGACCGAACCCCTGACGATATACTTGATCAAGCTGGCCAATGGCGGCGAGTTGCACGTTCAGCGCGTAGACGGTGAAGCAATCCGCATCACGTTCGAAAAGGGGCCGCGCCGCGCCGATTGCTGCCCGACGCGCGACGAAGCCAAAGAACTCATCGACGCATTGCGTGCGGTGTTCGAGCTATGATAACCGCGCCGCAGATCGTCAAGTGTCGCAAGTGCGGCCTGCGCGCCGTTTACAACGTCGCCATGCACGAGTATTGGTGCGTGACGTGCCTGCGTCCGGTGCCGGTGTCACCGACCATCATTCAAGCACGGAAAGGGACTTCCGATGATCCAACACCCGCCAGCAATCGTTGAAGGCTCGGCGCAACTCATTCGATTTACGCCCGAGTCCGAGGCGGCCGCGCGACGCACATACATCGACGACATCCGGCGCTATGCCAAGATCGATTTGGCTCCGGAGGACGTGAACATCAGGGGCGCTCGCGTTGCCAATACGCAAACCACGGCATTTTTCGGCGCGTTCACGCCCGAAGGGCTCAAGCAAGTTGCGCCACTGTTGATCGGCAAGCCGCTTATGATCGGCCACGATTACGGTTCAGCACCGATCGGGCGCTTCTTCGCAGCCAAGACGGTGTTCATGCAGCCAACTCCCAAGACGCCGCGAAAAGAATCCTATTGGGTCGAAGCATTGTTCTACACGATCAAGGGCGATCCGGAAGGCGATGCGATCGTGCGTCGCGTGGACTATGGCGTGTGGACCGAACTGTCTCTTGGTTGGTCCGTCACGGGATTGCCGTGCCGTTTGTGTGGCGCTGACGTGCGCGGCATTGGCGATCAGTTCTGCCCACACATGCCCGGTGAAGTTTACGAGGGCGGCATGTGCATCTTCGACTTCGATGGCGTGACCGAAGTCCACGAAGCGTCGGTGGTGTTTGCCGGCGCTGCGAAGGGAACTCACTTTTTTACGTCATCGCAGAGTCGGATTGCGGCGGCAGCGGGCGCAGGGATCGCGACCCCAAATGCCATCCACAAGGATGCCCCCGGCATCCACGCACTACTCGGAGCAAAGGGTCAGAAGAATCCGAACCGCCCGCTGCGCCGCCGCGTTGCTGCCGTGCTCGCATCGAAAGACCGATTCGACACGATCGAAGAAGCTAGCGACTGGGTGCGCTGGCATCAGTTCAGGACCGACAACGCCGAAACCGAAGGCGGCGCGTTCCGGTTCCATCAGTTCAAGCCGCCGACCACGAAGCCGCTGACGATCAAACTGGGCGAAGGTGTCAACGCCGTCGTTCATGAAATGGAGGAAGCCGAGGCGACCGCTTCAATCGACTCGCTCCTGTAACCGTCCCGCAAAGGATTCGCGGGCGAACACTAACACGGAGGTTGCTACAATGCCGAAGCTCAAGCTAGGCAATCAGGAAGTGCCGAAGGAGTTCACGAAAGAAAACCTTTACGAAACCGTCGCCGGACTTGCTGCGCGAGTCAAAGAACTTCAGGACCATGCCGAGAATACCGGCACCGAAATCTCGAAGGACGACCTGGCCACGATCAAGGCCGCTGTCGATGGCCTAGCGGGCGATATTGGCAACATGAAACCGCAGGTCGAGGCGATCACGCGTACTGCCAGCAAGGGCGACGTGGACGGCCTGGGCGTTTTGCGCTGCGATCAAAAAGCGCCGGAAGGCTTGAGCCAACTGCATTTCAATCTGCTCACCAAGACACCGCACGAACTGTCGCATCACGGCGCAGTCCTGGCCGAAGCGGGGATCAAGAACGGCCTTGAGGATGTCGGAATGTCGAAGCGCTGGCAGTCGAAGCTGCGCGAGTTCCAGGCATTGTCCGACCAGCTTTATATCCTCGACGTGATGTTGAGTGCGCGTGATCCCGAATATGCCGAGCGGTCCGAAAGCCGAACCAAGCGCATCCAGTCGCTCAAGAGTTACAAGGACTATGATCGACTGGTGAAGGAGTTCAAGGCTGCGGCCGGAACCGCACTTGACACGGCGACCGCCGATCAAGGTCTGGAATGGGTTCCGACGATGTTCTCGTCGCAACTGCGCGAGCAGATTCAGGCGCAAGATGTGGTCGGCAGCCTGTTCGACACAATCCCGATGCCGAGCGGTACTTACGTCAATCCGGTTATGGGCGCGGACATGATCGCCTACAAGCAGCCGGAGGCATTGGAGGAAACCGGTACCGACAAGCCGTTGGCCAAAACGTTCATCACGCAGAAGATGACACTGGTGGCGAAGAAGCTTGGCGCGCGCATCTTGTCCTCGAATGAGTTCACCGAGGATTCAATCGTGCCCGTTGTTCCGCGCATCATCGCGCAAATCGGCAAGGCACTGGCTCGCGGTCGCGCCACGGCGATTATCAACGGCGACACGACGGCGACGCACATGGACTACGACACCACGGGCACGACCGATGCGCGCAAGACCTGGAAGGGCTTGCGCTATTACGCGCTCAACGGTCCGTCGGCAGCGGCAGTCGATGGCGGCGGCGCGGCGCTCGTGTTCCGCACGTCGATCGGCGCAATGCGCAAAGGAATGAAGGTGTACGGCATTCCCGGTCGCACGGTGCTGATTTGCGGCTTTTCGTCTTACGTCGAACTCATGTTGGCAAAGGACGACAACAACAACAACTTGTTGTTGACCGTGGACAAGTATGGTCCCGGTGCGGCCGTAATCCCTGGCGAAGTCGGACGCGTGCTCGGCATGCCGGTGCTTATCTCGGAGTTCATGCGCGAAGACCTGGCGTCTACCGGCGTCAACACGATGGCTGGACCGAACACGCGGGGCGCAATCATCGCAGTTCATCGTGATGGTTACGTTCTCGGAGAACGGCGTGCGGCCACCATCACGCGACTCAATGAACTATATGCCGAAACGGATCAAATCGGATTTGTTGGCTTCTGGCGCGGCGACTTCCAGCCGGTCTACCCGACGGCGACGGAGCCGGCAGTCGGAATCATTCGCAACGTGCTCGCCTAATCCATCCCGTGGGCAAGGGGGTCGGCTTACTCCCCGGCCGATCCCCGGTCCTGGGGTTTCGACGCAATGCTTGTTGACAAAACGATACTGCCAACGGCCCTCGTTTCGGTCGAGTCTGCACGCGATTATTTGCGTCTAGAAGATATCGACCAAGACCCGGTGCTAACGCAACTGATCAACGGAGTGACGATCGCAATCGAACGCGCATGCGCTCGCCCGCTTCGATCGCGCACGATAACTCAAGTATTGAGTGGCCATGGGTCGAACTACATCTTGCTCGACATCTGGCCGGCCACGGCATTGACCAGCGTCAAGTCTCGCGCTATCGACGACACGCTTACCGACATTGACAAGACCGGGTGGCGCGTTACGCAGGCGGGCATGCTGTATCTGCCGATCGGTTACATGCCGAGCGGCGTCGCCAACATCGAGATCGCGGGCGAGTTCGGCTACAAAGCGGCCACGCATGACGCAGAGCTTGCTGCGCTTGAACTTGCCGCATTGGTTTGGCTGCAAGTTCAGTGGCATACGTTCACGAATCAAATCGGCCGTCAGGGCAGCACGACGGTCGGGGCCGGCGTCCTTGAGTTCGAGTCGGACAAGATGCCCGCGAGCACGGCCATGATTGTCGAGCAGTTTCGGAGACGCGACTCGTGATTACCATCAAGACGACTCGGATTCCCGAGCCGCGCGCACTGCACGTCGCGATCGGACGAGCCTCCGAGCGCAGCATGCGCTTGATCGAGCGCGACCTAAAGACCGTGGCGTTACGTGGCACGCGCGTTCCGGCCGGATTGTTTCGAGGCGGCGGCTCGGGCAATACGCTGGCCGTCGATACCGGCGCATTACGAGCGAGCATCGTAGCGCGTACGTTCCGCGTTGATAACCGCTACGTTTCGGTCATTGGCTCCGATCTTGTCTATGCGGCCGTGCATGAGTATGGCGCGACGATTCGCGGCCGCCCGTATCTTAGAATCCCGACGGTCTACGCGAAGCCTTATGGAAACCTCCCGTCTTTCGTCCAGCGCAGCCGTCGCGGCAACTTGTTTGTGTTCGCGTCGGTCGGCAAGCGCGGCAAGATCGTGCCGACCTATATGCTCGTTCCTTCCGTCACGCTGCGCGCGCGGCATATGTTCCGGCACTCGTGGGAGCGCAATCAGGGCGCGGTGCGCAGTGAGTTTGCGTCGGTCTTGGCGCGCTTCAGGACGGTTCAATGAATGATTGCATGATGAATCAGGTTGCCGACGCGCTGGCCGAAACCTTGCGCGCGATTGATTCCGTGGGCGAGGCCGACAAATGGCACACGTCACCAACGGTCAAGCGCGGATTTCTGGTGCCCGATCTCATGCGCGACATGCCGCTACTCGTTGTCGAGGTCGCGCGTTATGAGCAAGAGCCGCGCACGGCGCAACAGCATCACGCTTCGGTCGTCTTGATCGTTCATTGTGTCGCTCAAGCGCAGGCACGCGACGCCGAGGCCGAACTGAATCGCATGGCGAGCGATGTCATAAATGCGATTGCAGGCAACGAAAAGCTGCAAGTCGCCGGCGGAGCCGAAAGCGGTTTGGTGCTTGACATTCAAGTGCTGTCATATTCTCCCGATGTTGAGGCGATGGAGCGCTACAGCGTCGGGGTCGGGCAGGTCATTTGTAAGGCTGACTTTTACTGGAACCACGGAAGCGCCTAGAGCGCCAAGGAGGGCACAGCAATGGGAATCCCGGGCAAAGGCCATCTATCTTATTTGCAGTTTGCCGAAGAAAGCAGCTATGGCACTGCGGTGGCTTCGACGCACAAAATCGAGGTCATCAACATGGACATTGGGCCGTTCGTCGGCGTTGTACGCGATCCGTCGCTATATGACGGCGTTTCGCGGCGCGGCATCTTCCAAGGCGGCACCGGATTTCGTGGCCGATTCACCACTCGTATGAACTACGAAGGCATGGGCGTCTTGCTCAAAGCCACGCTTGGTGGCACGCCGACCGTCAGTGGATCGAATCCGTACACGCACACCTTCAAAGAAGGCTCTACGCCGCCATCGCTGACCCTGCAATGCATCGAGGGCAACGTCCCGGCTGGCGGCTATTTCCGCGTCGATGGCGCCTACATTACCGCAATGACATTGCGCGGCTCGGCAGGCCAGGGCGAGGACTCGATGGTTCAAGCCGAGTTCGAGGTGGTCGCCAAATCCAAGGTATCAGTGGCAAGCGCTCCGGCATCCGTCGCAAACTTCCCGGCGCTTGAGCCGCTTCTGTTCCATCAAACGACCACCGTTGATACCGGCACGAACGACTCGGCCGCGGACGTTCGTTTGCGCTCGTTCGAGCTTTCCTATCGAAACTCGTATGACCTGGAACGTTTCTACTTCGGATCGACGACGGTCGATCAGCCGATTCGAAACGGATTCGTCGAGTGTCGGTGGCGGATCACGCAGGAGTTCCAGACGAAAAGCCAGTTCGACAATGCGGTGGCATTCGCCACCGAACGACTCGACCTGGTGTTTACCAGCGGCACCAAGAGCTTCCGCGCATCTTCTGGCTCGGCGGTCATCACGGAATATGCGAACCCGATTGAAGGCTATGGCATCATTATGGCCAACTCGACTTGGGAAGCATACCGAAATGCCAGCGACGGAACGTCGCTGATTATCGTGAACGTGAACTCGAAGCCAGCCTACAACACCGCCAACTAAGGGGGGGCGAAGTAAATGGAACCCGTAACGGCAGAATGCGAGCACTGCGGGGAAACGCTGTACCCCGACGCTGCACAGCAAGCCGGTCGCTCGGCCATGCTGTGCGGCGCATGTAACAAGCACACCACGCTCAAACCTGTGGGGGTACCAGATGGACTTGAAGCCGACTCCAGCGAATGAGATCGCGCTGAACGAGGAAGTTGTGTCGCTACCGGCCGCCAAGACTCACGGCGGCACGCCGGTCAACGTGCTGGTGCGCTCTGTTTCGATTCCAGTGCTCGTGCCGATCATCCAAGGATTGCCGGACGACGTTGGTCAGGTCGCCGAAAACGAGGCACGCACCGCGAAGGACAGCGCTCGGCGCGTGCTTGAGTGGTATGGCCCGGCACGCGACCTCGCCAAACACGGCGTCAGCGAGCAGTTCTACTTCGATGAAAAGGAAGAAGGCAAAGCGTCCTATGACATGCTGACCCTGCCGGATCAGGCGGCGATCTTCGCTGCAATCCTGCGCGTGTCAGGGTGGAGTGGTGAACAGACGCGCGACCTTCGCCGATTTCATCCTTCAGACGGAGGCGGGGGGAGCATGGGCGAACGACCTAGTGACGGTATGTCGGATGACGACACCGCCGAGCCAGAGGATCGCCCTTGGCCTCGCGTTGTCGGAGGCGGAAGCACTAAGGCTTGACCTGGCTTTTGTGCGAGCACAGCGCGAATATCGCACGTGGCTGGTCAAGAATGTTCTGAAAGACGCTGGCGCGAGCGGGCAGGTAGCGCTGCTCGCACAGCTTTACATCGAGGGTTAGACGATGCCCGGTCCCGGCGTTCAGATCGTCATCGAGGCAATCGACAACGCCACGCGCGGCATTGTCCAAGCGGACCGCCTCATCGGCCAGCTTGGGAATACCGCCGACGCGACCGCGCCGCGCTTGGCTGGACTAAGTTCAGCGCTCGGGCAAGTCGATGCTGCTGGCAATGCGCTGTCTGGTTCGCTACGCGCGACCGGATTAGATCGGACGGCGGCCGACATTGCCGGACTCACGACAGCGACTTCGACTTATACTTCCGCCGCCACGGGAGCCGCTGGTGCCACGCAATCGCTGACCGGAGCACTGGGATCGGCCTCTGGCTCGTGGCGCGTCATCAACTCATCCACGCAACAAGCAGCGGGCAGCATGTCGGTCATCAATCAACAGATGACCGCAATGGGTGGTTCGGCGGCCGGCGTTCGCGCTGCTGCTCAAGCTAATCAGCAACTAGCGGCCAGCGCCGCAGTAGCGGCCGGAGCAATGCGCGTGACTGCCGGCAGTAACGCTGCCGCTGCATTGGCGGCCGGAGCGAGCGCGCGCCAGTTTACGGCAATGTCTCAAGCCGTGAGCGCGGTGTCTCCACAACTCGGAGCCGCTGCGGTACAGGCCACAACGTTCGCATCGGCATTCGCTGGTGCTAGTCCGGCGCTCGTTGCCGCCGGTGCTGGAATCGCCGCCGTGTCCGCAAACCTGGTCGTGCTCGGCGCAGCGATTGGCGAAGTGAAACGCATCGCCGACCTTGGAGAAGAACTCGACAAGCTGCGACAACGCACCGGGCTTACGGCCAGCGAAATCGACGGCCTGCGTCTAGCGTCGAAGGATATGAACATTGACTTCACCACAATCACTACGGGTTTGCGTTTGTTCAACAAGAACCTTGCCGAAGGTGATCCGACTCTCGCGCGCATCGGCATTACGGCGACGACGACGGGAGACGCGCTGCGTCAGCTTGCGGACATCTTCGCGCGTACGGCCGATGATGAAAACAAGGTTCTAGTCGCCACAACGCTGCTCGGCCGCGCCGGTGATCAGCTTATCCCGTTCCTGAACCAAGGCGCAGAAGCATTTGACAGGTACACCGTCACGGCACGCGAACTCGGAACCGGGCTCGGCAGCAGCGCAGAACTGGCGGCACGAGCCGACGCTGCGTTTGATCAACTAAGTCGCGCAGCCGAGGGTTTGCGGAACAGCATTGGCATTCGATTGCTCCCGTATGTCACGTCGCTCGTCGAGGGTTTGGGCAATCTGGTTGAGACGGCCGCCAAGGTAGCCAACCTAGGCTTCGGCGATATCGACATTGCGCCCAGTCCCAATAAGGCCGCTGAAGCCGGACGAGTTTACGGCGAGGAATACACAAAGGCCGTCGAGCAGGCGATCCTAAACTCGGTCTTTGGTCGTGGCGGATTCGAGCTACCGTCGCCGAAGTCCTTCGGAATGTTGTCGGCGCATGAGTTCAAGCCGTCAATCACGCCGCCGCCATCCAATGAAGAGGTTGAGTTTGAAAAACAGCTAAGGGATCTCGGTCGCGCAATCCGCGAACTCGAACGGCCCCCAGATTTCACGGCGCTCGTCGATGGGTTCTTGGCCGGCACGCGCTCGGCCGCTGACCTACTGCGCGCAACCGGCAGCGTGCAAGAAGCTATGATCCAACTAGAAGCGGCCGGTGGTCGGGCCGTGCTTGCACTTGCCGAAGGATTGCGCCAGGCGAGCACGCAAACATTCCCCGACGAGTTCGGCAAGGTTCAAATCAGGTTGATTCCGCCTGACGACATTGGGCCGCTGGCGCGCGCCATGTCGGCTGCGCTATCAGAAGAAATGGCCATCGATCTTTCACAGGTTGACATACGTGGTGCAGAGGACTTGCGCCGCCGACTTGAAGATGCCACGCGCGGTGCGCTCGTGCTCGAACAAGTGCCGGTGCCGAAAGCTGAACCACTGCCCGAAGACGTTAGCTTTGGCGATAGCCTCCAATCGGCACTACTCGAAGCCCGCCTAGCAATGGAAGAAATCCTCGAAGTAGGGACCGTCGTTCGTGAGTCACTTCAATCCGTGTTCGCCGGCCTTGAAGTTGGCATCGGGAGGGTGTTCGCGGGCGTCATGTCGGGGGCGGGAACGTTCCGGTCGGCGTGGCAGGCGCTGTGGAAATCGGTCGTAGACTACGCGCTTGCGCAACTCGCGCGGATCATTGCGGCAAAGGCATTCGAGGCGATAGTGAACATTCTAAGCGGTGGCAGTATTGGCGGGGGCGGCGGAGCCGTTCTGTCTGCGTTCAGCATTACGGCTGCACGCGAGGTGCCGAAACCGGCACCGCAGGGACGTACCGATTTCTCGGCTCGGCCAATACAGGTGGACGTTCCGGCGGTTCCGCCGATCGCCGTGGCTGCGCCGACTTCGCTTGCGGTCGATGCGCCGGAATCGATTCCGGTTATTGCGCCGCGTTCCATTGCGGCAACGGTCACTATGCGCGCGCCCGTTATCCCGATACTGCGCGCGCCGGCGATTGCACCGATACAGGTGGACCGACCCGCGCCGGTCCAGGTCAGGATTGCACCGATTCGCGTTGCCGTACCCGATCTAATCCCGATTGCAGCGCCGCCAGCGTTACAGGTCGCACCCATTCGGCCACTGGCCGTCGAGCGCGTGCCTCCGATCGAGGTTGACGCGCCCGACCAAATCGGGGTCGAAAGCATTCGACCGATCACGGTATCCGTGCCACGGATTGCCGTTACTGCACCGCGCTCGATCCCGGTTGAAACGCCGCGCGTCATCGATAGCTCGCCCGTTCGATTGCCGCAAGCCATCGCCCCGGTCGCACCGCGTCCGATCCTGGTGGCAGCGGCAGCCAGGATTCCGATTCAACCCATTCAACGGTTTCAGCGCGTAATCGAGGTCGAACGGCGGACGGAGCGGCGGCCGGAAAACGTCCGACCAGAAGATCGTCGGCGCGAGCCGCAAGTGATCGATCAACGCACGTTTGTATTTCCGAGTTACAACCCGCGCGACGTGTTCCTCGATGCCGTCAGCCAGGGCGGGAATATGCGCCGCGCCTTCGACCGCATTGCGATTCACGAGGCCAGGCAATGAGCAATACGCGGTTTTCGGCCACCAATCATTGCGTAACCGGAACAATCAGCACGCGGACGAATGAAGATGCATCTGGCGTCACCGAGTCGGCCATCGACTATGACCGCTATACGTCTTTTCTCATGGCGGCGACCGGTGAGTTCCGAGTTCACGTTGATCTGGGTTCCGCGAAATCGGTCAAGGTCATGGCCGTGCGCAATCTCAAGCTGATTTCAGGCGTGCCGTCGGCGAATATGCTGGTCCAATCTTCGACCGATAACGCGACGTGGACGACGCGAGCAACGTTCAGCGCGTCGCAACTGCTGGCCAATGTCTACTATGGCGACGTTTTTGCCGAACTCGCGGCACCGATCAGCGCTCGTTATTGGCGCTTCAACATTACTAGCGGACCGCGTTATTCGTGCGGCGGCGTTTGGCTCGGCGACGCCTACACGGTGGACTTCGGCATGTCATTCACACGCCAGGAAGCGATGCAACACAATGTGCGCGCGGTCCAGCAAATGATCGGCGGGCAACTTGTCCAGCAACACTTGGGCAATCCATACGAAACGATCGCGATCGTTGCCGAGGCGGTTCCGCAATCGATCGTCGATGCTTGCAAGGCGTTATCGTTTTTTACAACTTCGTTCATGTACTTCGACGCACTCGACGTTGCACGCGAAGTCGTCGTTGCAACGGATGGATTTCGCTATAACACGTCCTTCCTCTCGGGCACCACAGCCTACTACGACATCGTGCTTGAACTACGGCAACTCAACTAATGGCCAGCAACGCGGCGACCGCCAACTTTCTCACGACGTGGCGACAAGTCGCCTCGCGCCAGCCGTGCCTTCTGGTCAAGATCGACCTAACGGTGCCGTCGGCGAAGTCGATCTATTTGGCCGATACTTGGGTCCGCACGCCAGACGGCATCACGTGGGATTCCGTAATCGTGTCGGCCGACGCGATTCGCGCGGATCACGGCGTCTTGTCGCCAGGACCAAACCTGTGCTCGGCGTCAATCGTGGTTGCGAGCAGGCGAAAGCTATCGTGGCAAACCGCGCTCAACGATACGATCATTGACGTGATGCAAGATTGGCTGTGGGAAGGCGCGGCGGTCACTATGTACCTTTGGGACAAGAAACTTACGAGCACCGCCGACCGGCTCCAAGTCTTCTCTGGTATTGTGGACGAACTCCGCATAACGAATGAGACATCAAAACTAGATTTTGTGCAGCGCCAAAGCTGGCGCGTGAACATTCCGAGAACACATTCGTCAATAGATAATCCCGAGTTTTTTGTCCCCATTGTCTATGGCGACCATTTGGCCGAACCGGCCCAAGAAGGCGTGTTTGCTCCGGGTGACACGTATAACGATGTCGGCCGCTTTCACGACATGGGCGGCGGCCTGTTCGCGGTTCCTGGCATCGCGATCGACAAAAAGCAACAAGTGTTCCAGTTCGCTTCCCATTACTGTAACGCCTTCGGCGAAGCCAACACCGGCACTCCGCGCACGCCGATTTTTATTGCTGGAAGTAAGGTGCTCGCGCATGTTCAGCCTGGACTTGGCGAACTGTTCAATGATCCCGTGGGAATGCCGCCCGGACAGGGCTCGGCGTTCCCGTCGAATGTTCCCGGAGCATTCTGGCAAGCACCGACTGCCGGCGATTCAAGCCCACCGTGGGCCGTGGTCGGAATCCTCCCGGTAGCCGTTCGCACAGGAACCGGATTGACCACTTGTCTCAATCCCGGCAACGCACTCGACATTTTCGATGGCGTAAAGTACGCAACGCTATCGACGGGTCAGACGCGACTTCAGCTTGCAATGCCCGACGTTGCTACGCTAGGGCAAATCACCTCGGCATTCCTGTACGTCATTCACCAAGGATCGCCGGTGCAAATGTCTTATTCGCAGGGCATGAGTTACGTTTTGTCAGCTAATCGCACAACGTTTGCCGGAATCGAGAAAGTCAACATCACGCCCTACGTCAATAATGATTGGCGCTTCGGCGCTGAAGACTTGAGCACTGATATTCTAATAAACTGCGCGTCAGGCTCGGCTAAGATTTACGGAGCAGCAATCGTCGTCGAATATCGGCCCACCGCAACGTTGGTTGCTCCTGAATCGCGACGGCTATTAGACCCGCCGCAGCTTCGCAACGTCCCTTCGCAAAACTCACCGAGCGGCTATATGACGGTGCATCGCTGGAATGAACCCATGTCACCTGCGATCTATGAAACCGACTCTGTGGCTTACGCAAACCTGAAGGGCTATCAAGACGACGGCTCGGGAACCTATACGGGCAGTGCAGCCGGATTGATCGAGAACGCGCCCGACATCGCGCACCACATCTTGCGCACTTATGGCGGACTCGCAGCGTCAGACATTGAACTAGGGGCAAGCGCATTCGGCTCTTTCGTTGTCGCGCGGTCGTCAATCCGTAGAGGACAGCTTGAGCCATGGCGCATGGCGGTCCATATCGGTCGATCTATGCAACTCAATGACGTGCTCGCTGACATTGCGAGACAATCGGCGAGCAACTACTTCATCGACCGTTTTACGGGCAAGTTTGTCTGGCTGCCGTGGGATTCAAGCATGCAAGCCGACTACGATCTTACGATCAAGGCCGAGCACTTGGCCGGTCCCGTTGAACTGATTCGACCAAGCAGTGAGGGCGTGGTTCAACGCGTGCGCGTTTCCTATGGGATGGACTACTTCAGGGGTCGAACAATGCGCGAGTCGGTCGTGTCGGACGTTGAGGGCGACGACGAGAAGCCACAAACATCGGTGGGCACGCTCGCCGATGATTACATCATTTATTACTACGGCAGCACTCTGCGCGAGGCGATTCCCGCCGGAACTTATACGCAGATCGATTACGCGGCGGCTGTCCGCCAAACATTGGCGACACCGTTCGGTGGCGAAGACGATTCGACTATCATGGTCGGACACGGCTTCACCGTGAAAGCGGGCTACAACGACAAGCTGAACTTTTCGGACGCGGGCGCTACGTTACGCGTAGCGACATTGACCGCAGGTAAATACACGGCGGTTTCATTCGCAGCCGAAGCTAAGCGCGCGCTGGAAGCCGCATACAGCGGCATCACTTGGACAATCACCTACAACTTCGGCACCTGTTACTGGTCAATCAAGGCGAGCACGAACGCAACGCTGCGACCGGCAACCGGGGCCAATCGCAATACGAGCGGTTGGGGCATCCTCGGTATGCGCTCGGATCGCACGCTGACTGCAAACGTAGCGGTTACGTCAGACCACTTTATTTGCGCCGATCGCTTCTGGCTCTGTCAGTATCGCAACGACACGAGTGGCAACTTTATCTTGTCGAACGGCATCGACGGACCCGAGATCAACGATGCCGGCAAGCGCATGGGGTTCCCGTTCGGCTCGACGGCAAGCCTTTCATTTCATGTCGCGAAGTATACGCGCGGAGATCGACGTGCCGCCGCTGCATCATCAAAGGCAATCTATGGCGAACAGGAAGAAATGGCCGTGACGGCGCAATGGGTTCGCGATGATCGCGTTGCAAGCCGACTCAGGAATGCCTTATTTGATTCACTGAACAGCCAAGCGCGTGTCGTGCATTTCAGGACGCAGCATTGCCCGGACGTGCGTCGAGGTGCTGTATTGACGTTCGACTTGGGTTCGCTCGTGCGCTGGCCCGCCTACGGCGGGACGGCCTCATGGATCGGGCGTAGATTTCGCGTCATCAATGTGCTTCAGTACTTGACGCCAAGTTGGGAAACAGAGATCACGGCGGTTGAACTGTTGTAAGATAAACCCGGCGCAAGAGTCGCCAAAAAACCACACGGAGGTGTTCCAATGTCTATCGTTTTCAACATCGCGAAGCAGCGGCTCATGAATGGACTGCTCGACCTGGACTCGGACACGATCAAGGTTTCGCTCGCGAATAACACGTACACGGCTCCGTCCGATGCGGCTTTCGCTGACTATGACACGTTGGCGGCCATCTACACGGGTACGATTCTCCAGGAGGCCACGGGCACCGGCTATACTGGCGGCGCTGGTGGTTCCGGTCGCAAAACGCTCGCCTCGGTATCGGTGGACGTGGACGACGCAAATAATCGATCCGTATTCAAGGCGGCCGACGTGCTGTGGGATGACGGTCCCGGCATCAGCGCCGGCACGATTCAGGGCGCACTGGTGTACGAGCACGGTTCGGGGTCCGATGACTCGCTCAACATCCCGATTTGTTGGGTGAACACGGGTGGTTTCCCGATCGTCACGAATGGCGGTTCGCTCAAGATCAAGTGGGCCGAGAATGCGTCCGGTATCGGCGTAGTCATCATCCTGTCGTAAGGAAGATGCTGACCGCACTTCTTGGGGGCGGAGCCGGCCGCGTATATGCAGTCGGCTTCGTATCCTCTGCGACTTCGGGCACCGACTTGGTCGCGAACGCCTCGCCCGGCGGCGACGGTGCGTGGACGGAACTTACGTCGGCGACACCTGACGAGTTCCACGCCATTCACTTGTTGTCGCATTACGGGGGATCGACTACCGGACGCGGAATCATCGACGTGGCCATCGGTCAATCCGGATCAGAGCGCACCATCATCGAGGGCTTGCCGTTTGCGCACATGAACTCAAATATTAGATCAAGCGCGTGGCGCATCTCGATGCCGCTTTATATTCCTTCGGGTTCGCGCATCGCTGCGCGAGTTCGCCGCTCGGACACTGCATCATTGCGCAATCGCCTAATGATGCTCGGCGAAACCTTACCTATTCGCGGGATTCCGCCCTTCCGTCGCTGCACCACCTATGGCCTTGACGTTACCAATGCGCGCGGCACACAGGTGTCGCCCGGCGGGACCGCCAACACACAGGGCAGCATCACGGAAATCGTCGCCAGCACGACCAATCCGATTCGCGCACTGCACGTTATCGCAATGAAACGCGACGGCGTCGCTACCGCAGGCAACAACAGCACGGCGCTTCAAATCCTGATCGGCGCGGCAGGTTCAGAGGTCGAGCTTATCCCCGAGCATATGGCATGGGAGATTCATTCAAGCTGCGACGTAAGTTCTTGCTTCGGGCTCGGCATCGGGCCGTTCCCGGTGAATGTTCCCGCTGGCTCGCGGTTGTCTGCGCGTGCGCGTTGCAGCGGCGCGACGGTGGGCGAGATCGAGGGGCAGGTCATGTTCTTGGGGCTCGACTGATATGGCGATCTCATCGAAGGCTAGCGGCTCAACGCTCATGATCTTGAATACCGACGTAACGTTGGCGACGATTTCGACGGCAGGAGTTTATGTCATCAACATCGACACGAACCCGATCGCCAACGGTGAAACTCTGATCTTGATCGTCGAGAAAAAGGTACTCACGGGCAGTACGCGGCGCATCATTGACCGTATCGTCGTCGCCTACAACGCCGGGCTCGCTCCGGTCGTTGAGGACAAGCCGCGCGAGTCGCTTTACGAACTTGTTTATAAGCTACGCCAAGAGGGCGGGACAGCACGAACGATTGATTGGAATGCGATCCAACTAGCCTAGGGACGGGCTCATGATTGGATTCAAGTTTCATGCGGCATGGTATGTCGTCGCGGCATCCGTTTCGACGCAGGAGGCTACGCCGTCTGCGTTGACGATTGCCGCGACGGTCGGCGCGCCGACGAATCAAGTCACGGCTGCGCCCGCCGCTCTGTCGCGTCCGCTGACCATCCCGGCTGCTTCTCTCGTAACGGTCGTCAGCGTCGAGCCAGCCGCGAACACGATCACGCTTGCGATCCCGACTCCGACGAATGCAATGGAAAGTCGGGTCTCGGTCGCCACGGCGATTGTCGGTGCAGTTCCGGTCCCGGCGATAGAACGCGGCATAGTTGAAAAAACGCCGGCCGCTGTTCCCGTTTCCATATCGCAACCGGCGATCGCGCTTGAAGCCGGCATAGCAACAAAAGAGCCGGCCGCGCTTCTGCTTTCGGAGTCCATCCCCGCGCCATTCGTTTGGACAGAAACGGCCAGCGTTCAGGCGGTGGCCGCGATCGTTTCGGCCCCGACTTCTAGTGTTGAGCGGGGAATAGTCGAGATGACGCCCGGTGCCGTGGCGGTCGCGCCATCGGTACCGGAGCCATACATAGATGCCGGGCAACAGACGGCCATGCCGGGGGCCGCGTTACTGTCAGGCTCCATCGGTTCTTCGACGCTGGAACTCGGAACGATCGATTGCGCCGTGCTGGCCGTATCGAGCGCGTTATCGGCTCCCGTCGTGATCGTCGAGCTACAGGGGCTCGAAGTAAATCCTGCCGCGCTTGCGCAGGCCTTGGCATTGCCCAATGCGCTAATCGAGGTTTATGCAAACCCCGGCGGCGTTGGGCTTTCAGCCGCCGTTTCGCCGCCGTCTCTTGTGACTGGTGGCGTTGAACTCACTTCAGGCGCAGTACCGCCGACGATTGCAGTACCAGCGCAGGCGATCGAGGTCGGCGGAATAGAAACGACTCCGGCTGCCGTAGCCGTGCTCGGCGGTACGCCAACGCCTGCGCTGCAAGCCGTGGTCGAGATCGTAGTCGATGCCGCGACGCTTGTTTTGAGTGCTCCAGCAATCACGGGCGATCAAACCGTTGACGCCGGTTTCTCGGCAACGATAGCGGTCCAGACTCCGACAATCGAAGTCGGTGTCGTCGTCATCAATGCCGGCTTCGCGCTGTCTTTGTCATTGCCGGCCGGGACCAATGAGGCCACGAATACGGTCGCCGCGATTGTTGTGACCGCGAGCGCGCCGGAGCCGTACCTTCAGCCGGCACTTATAGCGACCCCTGTCGTCATTCAGTGCGTTGCATCCATCGGAGCAGCGAGCCTCGAAACCGGCGTCGCGACGATCGGGCCATCGGCAATCACAGCGAACTTTTCGTTGCCCGATCCGTCCACGAGTGGCTTCGATGTCGTGACCCCATCGGGAGTCAGCCTCACGTTATCCGTTCCAGACCCCGAGCCGGGCTCGGTGGTCTTGGAGCCAGCGGCGGTTCCCGCATCAGCGGCTGTCCTCGCGCCCGCCCTTGAGCAGTGGGCGATTCCGGCCGGGGTTCTCATGTCGGCCTCCGTCCCGGCCGCGATCAACGAAATAGGGGCACTAGCGGCGGTCGTGGGGGCCGCTGCGACGGCCCCGACTCCGACCGCAGAACTCGGGCAGGCGACCTTGGCCCCGACCGCCTTGGCCTTGGTCTTGACCGTCACGATTCCGATCGTCGAGCGCGAGGGGGCGGAAGCGGCCCCGACTGCCGTCGGACTCTTGTGGGCAAACCCGGTCCCGGTTATCGAGGCGAACTTTGAGATCGAGCCCGCCTCATCGGTTCTATCGGCCTCGCCCGGAACTCCGACGACCGGACTCGGCGATGGGTTCGTCGGACCAGCCGCAATCATCATCTCCCTTGAGCCCCGGCCAGCGATCGTGGCAAACCCGAGCAGCGCCGTTTCTACGACGCTCGTCCTATTGCGTGCGAGCACCGCATCGTTACGCGACCAGAACGCCGCAACGTTGATAACCGTCACGAGCACAGACCCATCGGGCACGCTCATCATAAGCGCGCCATCGCTCGATGATTCCACCGATCTTGGCACGGTCGATTTCGTTCGCATCTTTGCGCTCGGCCGCAAGGTGCCGGGCGCGGGATCGTGCGCCACAGCATCATTTACGCGCGTACGCTGGACGACACCGCAGGGCTCGGACTCGTGGTCCATGGCGGGCGACCCGTTCCCGCTGTCAGCCAATGCGCAGGACTTCGCTTTGCTGGTAACACCGCCCATCGTTTTTCGGCCCGATGGTGCGCCGTGGAGGTGGTCCGACATCAACTCGCTTACTTCGCTCGGCGTCGAGCAGGACTTCGCACTCGGCGCAAGCGACTATTTCACGCTCGGGATTGCAGAACTCTGGGTCGAGGTTTCGGGCCTGCCGCCGGTCTCGTCGGGCTCGTTCGAGCGCATGCTTGGGCTCGACTTTTCGGCGGGCGTATTGGTCTCGGTGCCCGAGTACGACTCCATGGGCATCGATGACGGCTTCAAGCCGGTTGTCGTTACGATAGGGGGATGACGTGGCAAGTCTGCCAGAGTTTTTCACGGGCGACACGCGCAAGGCGCTGCGCGTCACAATCAAGTCGGCCGGCATTGTCGTAAATCTAACCGGCGGGTCGGTGCGCTTGTTCGCGAAAGGCGTCGATAGCAACGACAAGCCGACGAGCAATCCGGGCGAAAGCACGTGGAACGGAGTGTTGGGCGTGATCGTGGACGGTCCAAATGGAGTCGTTGATTTCCAGGGACTCGGTTCGATGCTGACCTTGGGAACCGGGCGAAGCGGGGACCGCTATCGCTGTCACGTTCGATTCACGGATGCAACGGCAAAGGTATCTGTTTCGCCTCAGTTCGTAATCATCGGTCGCAGGGGCCCGATATGAGCATTGTTTACCAGCGCGGCTGGCAGCATTTTGCCAAGGGCATCATCAAGTGGGATGCAAACCTTCGCGCCATCTTGGTCACGTCCGCCTATATTCCGAACCCGGATCACGACTATATCGGTGACCTTGCGCCGCACGAGGCGAGCGGGCGCGGCTGTCTTGGCGGCTTCGGCGGCTCAGGTCGCAAGTATCTGACCGGGGCTTCGATCATAGAGGCCAGCGCGTTCGTTCCAACGCGGCTCTGCGGTCCCACGCTGACGTGGCCAGGGATCAATGCCGGAACTATTGGCGGCATTGTGATTGCGCGCGAGTGGAGCAGTGATGCCGATAGCCCGCTAATCCTCTTTCTCGACACCGGCGGATATTTCCCGATCGTCACGAACGGCGGAACGCTCACGGTATCATTCACGGACGAAACCTACGCCTGGGTGACTTGAAATGGCTGGCAGCAGCATCGTCTACGGAAATCACTGGTCTAACACCCAAAGTTCAAATGCTTCGTCGCTGTCGGTAACGACTAGCGGGACATTCGACGGCGACACGACTGCGATTATCGCGCATTACGGTGCGGGCACGATCGCGTCGGTAACGATCGGTGGAGTTGCCTGCACAAGCGTGGGGAGCTATGGCGAACTTCGCATTTTCAAGTGCGGCCAGTTCAATACGGCCTTGTCATCCCCGCAAGTTGTTATTACCTACACAGGGACATCTTCGCAGTCAATCGCTTACGTTGTTCGCATCCAGTCGGCTGACGCGTCTATCACGCAAATCGCCTCCGGTACAGGCGAAAGCACAACGCCGAGTTCGGGCGCAACGGGCACGATCGAGCGAACCTGGTCGATGCTACTCGGATTCATTGGCACCGAAGGACCTTCGACCGATGCGGCAGGAACGTGGAGTAACAGCTTCACGGATCGACTGCGCACGGGTTCGGCCGGGCTCACGCTGTCCGTGGGTTCGAGATATCTCTATCGATCAACGACGCCATCTGCGGCAGCAAAGACGGGCATAGAAGAACGGGTGTGGGTCGCCATGGTGGTCGTTATTCGACCCCGACACACGCTTAGCCAAACGCTCTATCCGGCATCCGGGCGCACCGAAACATTTCAGACAACATACGGAACTCACGCTACGACGGTTGCCGCGACCGTCGCTCAAATGAAAGACGGCTCGGACTCCACATTTGATGCAACCTCCCTGATCGACGACGAGATAAATGGTGGCATTAGCGACGTTTTCGTGCGCTGGACGATGGACCCTTGCACGGTGCTCGGAACTATAGATTTGGTGAACCTGGACATAAGAGCGAAGCGCGTTGACCAGTCGGCCGGCCCGCACACATTCAACGTTGCCGGTTGTTACGATACAACGCAGTGGGGGTCGTATACCGCCATTTCAACAAGTTGGGGGGCTCCCTACTTTGGCGGCGCGTCGGTTGCAAAAGACACCATCAATAGCCGCAAGTGGGGCTATCGCGCCGAACTCTTGATCAACGGCCTTGGCGGTTACGAGGTCGAATCCTATGTTTCGGAGTTCAAGGTTGAAATCTATTCAGTGCCGAGCGTCGAAGTCACGCCTAGTGCCGTAACGATTGCAGCCTCAACGGCAACGCCCACATGCGAATATCACGAATGGGACATGGTGCGGACCCTCAAGGGGACCGCTTCGACAACCACGAATGCCACGAGCATCTCGGTTGCCGGCGTGAATGTTGCCGCAAGCAACGTTCTGCTCGTGGTCGTGGCGCATCATTCGGGCAGCATTAGCTCGGCAACTTGGGGCGGAACCAATCTAACCCTATTTTACGCCACAACGCGATGCGCTATTTATTGGGCGCGATCGAATGGCAAGACCGGCGACGTTGTCGCCAACCTCAGCGGCGCGCAAGTAGCTAACATGCGCGTCTACGAACTCGAAGGCGTAGAGGCAACCGCGCTCAATAATCCCGGAGACAATAAGAGCCTAGCGTCGGCCTACTTGAGCAGCGCAACGAACATCACAACGGCGACGACCGTTGCGCCCGACTTCGAGATGCGCCTGGTGTTCGGCTTTTTTGTTTTTGCCGGCGGATCATCGACCCCGGACCCACAACCAATCCTTAGTCCTGTAGACACCATCACTGGTGCCGGAATCGTTCGCGACAAAACTAACATCACGAACGGAACAGACCACCTTAGCGTGGTCGAGGCGTTTGGCGCTGGTATCAACTCAAAAACCGTAACCGAAGGGCTTACCGGATCGTGGGCTTCGGCGCGTAATACAACGCTGGTCTTGCTCGTGCTCAAAAGCCGCGCAACCGTAACAAACTCAGTTCACGCAAACAATCCCTACACCAACTGGTGGGATGCTTTCTCCGGAGAAGTACTTGAAGTGACGGCACCGGGAACCGGACACATGCAAGACAACGTCGACACTACAAAGTCGGCGCTTCGCATCAATGCTTCCGAAGAAACCTGCGACGGGCGTGCGGGTGCTTTCTATACGTTGCCGGCTATTTCTCCGTCTACTGGCCGCATGGTGATGCTTCGTAGGTGGATGCAGTATCGCAAGGTTACGGTTGTATCTCCGGCCGCTTCGTTGACCATGGGCATTGGTCGCGGAACCGGTGTCGTGCTGTCTGGACATCAGCCGACAATAACTACCTCCTGGGTTTGGACAAGATGGACGCTGACGAAGATAGATGGGTCTCGCCTGGTCAACTCTGACCTGACGAGTCAAAAGTGGGGATGGATTGTCGGGAACCCGACCGCTTTTTCTCTAGCCTATCCCGGCGTTACCGATGTCGAGGTTGCAGAGAACCACAACTATGCTTATGTGATTCCGCAGATTGAAGCAACGCCGTCAGCGCTAACGCTTACGGCAACGCTCGGCACGCCTAGACTCGATCGCGAGCAGCGGGTATCGGCAGTGGCCGCCACGGCAACGCTCGGCACGCCTAGACTCGATCGCGAGCAGCGGGTATCGGCTGTCTCACTTTCGGGAGCGTCATCAACCCCGGCGTTGACCTATACGCAAGTCGCTCCGGCGGCAGCGTCAATCGTGGCGAGCGCGCCGGCACCAGCGATCACTGCTCCGCATCACCTTGTCGCGCCGCCATCCGTCGCAATCTCGTTCCCAACACCGACAGTGGAAGTCGGGCAAGCGGCGGCTCAACAAGCTGCGCTATCGCTGTCGATGAAACCGGGATGGCCCTCGGTGGGCACCGGTACGTTTGTCGCGCCCGTCGCACTGACCATAGCTTTTTCGCACGTCTCGATTGGGTCCGTGATGATCACGAACCCCGGCGCGATGTCGCTTTTGAGCGATGCGACGGGCGTGCGTTTGTATCCAATCGAAGCCCCGGTCAACTCGATCTATTACGACGGTACCAGTCTCGGTGATGGCGACATTCTTTCCGGTGCTCATCAGGTGACAATCCTCGACGGCTTTGCTTCAGGGCAAACATGGAAAGTATACGAGACAATGGTTGCCATTGAAGACATGGCCGAAAATCCTGTTACCATCACGAGCATTGAAGTCACGCTGGCGATTATGTTCGCGACCGATGCCGTGTCGCCCGCGACCTACCCGACCTTTGTTGGCGATACTCATGTAGTGATCTACCTCGACGGGTTCGAGTCGATACATCAGATTTCGATGCCAGCAAAGGTTTCGTTTTTCAGCGAGACTCAGGGTTATGATGCAAATCGCTTTGCGCCCAATCCGCCTCCGATGCTAGACGGCAACATCATACGCACTACGGGGCAGATTTTGACGCAGCCGAACGGTTTGCCATGGACGCGTGAGGCGGTGAATCGAATGGTGATCGGGGTTCGCCAGTACGCGCTCGGCAACTCGGGTGGGCCGCAGTTCGGGCGCGTGCTCAAGCAATACATTGCCGAAGCGTGGATCGACGTGGCGGGCGTAATCGAAAACGACCCGGCTAGCGAGGAAATCGTATTTGCGGAAGCCGAGGCTCGTGAAACTAGCGGCACTGTTTTGATTGACGACACCGACCGACCGACCGTGACGGCTGTGGTCGGCGAGGAGTTTTCCTAAATGGCTGATCCGATCTTCTACACGGGCGATAGCAAGAAAGCGCTACGCGCAATCATCACCGACGCTACCGGACTCAGACTCGACATCTCAGGGGCCACGTGCCGGCTGTTCGCAGAGGGCGCGTCGAATACCGATCGGCCGACGAGCGTGCCCGGCGAGCCGACATGGAACGGGGTGCTTGGCGTCATCGTTGACGGCCCGAATGGCACCGTGGACTTTTTGAGTATCGGCGCGCTTTGTGCGCTCACCGACTACGACGCGCAAGATTATTCATATCAGATCAAGATTGTTTACGGCGGATCGCCATCGCTCACGTCTTGGACGACCAAGCAAAAGTTCCAGGTTCAAAAGAACGTTTACGACTTGTCGATATAAAACAAGTTGAGGGGGTGGTGCAGGTTGTCACGCAAAACGCATATTGTTATTCATCATTCGGCCACGAAAGACTCTGGTACCGCGTCGTGGGGAGCCATTTCCAGGTATCACGTAGATAGTAAGGGATGGCGTGACATTGGATATAACGCGGGGGTCGAGCTTATAGGGTCTGACTATTATGCGATGATTGGACGGCCGGAGCATGAGCAAGCTGCTGCGTGTAAGGAAGCCAATATGAACTCGATCGGTCTCCATGTTTGCTGTGTTGGTGACTATGACGTGTATCCGCCGACGCTCGAAATGTTGCGCGTTCTGATCAAGCGCGTTTTGCATCCCTGGATGGATCGCTACGGCATCGAACCGAAGAACGTCATCGGACACCGAGAGGCCGGACTAATGGATGGCTTTGACTACCGCAAGACGAACTTTGACGGCACGCGCCAGTACAAAACGTGCCCCGGGCTCGCTTGGGACATGGACGCTCTCCGTGGGATGCTCGATTGAAACGACGACCACCACGACGGCGTGCGCGACAAGGCGGGGCGGCCGAGTTCATTGCAAGCGTGTTTGCCGCACTGGGTCCGGCGCGTATCGCAGGAATCGTAATCGCACTGCTCGGCGGTTGGGGACTCGTAGATACTCGCGCGATAACCGAGCGCGAGGTTGAGCGTGCGCGGGGCGATCGTGCCTACTTGCATGGTAGCACCATCGAAATGCAGCGGCAGATCGACAGCCTCAAGGCCATCATCGCCAAATCGGGACGACGATCAGTTCGAGCGGAAACGGTGTTCGTTGTGCAGCTTAAACGTCAGGGCATCTTGAGTCGGATTGGCCAAGCCATCGCAGCACCGTTTCGAGGGGAACAATGAACCCGCCGAACTTCGATCGCACCATCATGGATCGACTCATGCGCGCCTATGAAGAAGCGTCGCGTGCGGCGGGTGTCATGGCTAACCTTACGACTCAAATCGAGGGTCGCTTGACTGGAATCGAGCACGACCATCAGCATATCGCCACGGTTCTAACGAAACTAGCCGATCAGGCCGAGTCCATGAGTCGCGACCGTGACCGCATCGTGTCAGTCGCAGTAACCGACATCAAAGATCACGTCAGCAGTGCCGTCGAGGACGGACTTCGCACGAGCGAGTTGTGGTGGCGGCGTGCTTTTTGGATCGGCGTCATCCTGGTGTCGCTTTCAAACGTGTTGGGCGTGGGGCTCGAAAAGTTGTTCGGCTTGCTCAAGTAGTGGGGCCGAAATAAAAAGGTCGTGCGGCAATGCCGCCGCCCGGCCAGCCAAGAAAGGAGCAAAAGGCATGCGTAAGTTCATGTTGTTCTCGGCCTTTTTCCTCATGGCCTGCGCGGGCATTGCGTTCGCGCAAGCGGCGGAGAAGTGGACGCCGGACTACATCAAGCAGTTGTTTGACGGATGGTCAATAACGATCATGTTCGCGTGGGGTCTCGTCCACAAATATTTGCCGCAACTCAAGAACATTCCCAACATTCTCATTCCGTGGGTGAACCTTGTCGGCTACGTGCTCGCGAAGTTCGTCGTGCCGGATGCAAACGCGGGTATCCTCGACGGCATTCCCGCTGCCGTCGGCGCGATCATCGGCGGATTCACGAATGCCTCTTGGGCGATGCTGCTCTATGAAGGTTGGGGTCGAGCACTCCTGGAACGATTGCTGAAGGTCAAGCCACCGAAACCCGTGACGGCTTGAGCGGGGGGCGGGGGACGGGGCGGGGGACGGGGCGGGGGACGGGACAGAGGGCCGCCGGCCGGGGGACTTCCCGGCCGGCTTCCCATCGGAATCAATCCAAGCGCTCGCGCTCAAAAACGATCCTTGCCGTGCCGTGCTCATCCATGCTCACGCGCATAAACGTCGAGCGATCAAGCCAGATTCCGTCCTCGTTTCTTGGCTGCAACATGCCCGTATAACAAACCTGAACCGTAATGCGTGCGAACGGATCAGCGGTTTGCACCGAGTGCGTGCCCACTGCGACCGAGGCTTTGATCGGCCATGATTGCTTCCAGCATGCCAAATAATGGCACCTCGCGAGATGCCAGCGCCGTTTTTCGATTGACGGTTTTGCTGCTGACGGTTTTGCTGCTTCTTCTACTCGCACCGCTCGTCTCAACCTGCGACCGACTGCACGCGTTAGCTGCCCCCGGAAGTTTTTCCCCACCATACTGACGTTGTTCAGCAAGATTGCCTTGCGAATGCACAGAAGAATCCTAAAGCATGCGGGCGGGTTTCCGTCCGCGTCATGAATAAACTGCATGGCCCGAATCTCGGCGCGAGTGTGACCAGTCAGACTAATGCGCCCACCGGGCCGCCATGCGATCTTGTGAACTTCGCCGCCGTCGCACGGCACGTCAATCCAGCGTGATCGTTTTTTCATTGGGCCATTTCTCCCACAGGAAGATAAAAGGCGTGCGTTTGTAGGTAAGCGGGAACGTGGTGCATGACCCGCCGTGATTGGTTGACGATGACTAGCACTAACCGCTGTTCTTTGGGCATCTCGTGCGCCGTCGGCCACGGCGTTTCTCCGTCAGTAATGACCACGATAATGTTCGCTTTCCGCCTCGGCTCCTGTGCGGCGGCAATGCCTGCGCGCATGTCGGTCCCGCCGCCGCCCTTGGCGAGATCGAGCGCGTCCTTCTGCGTCTTGATTTGTCGCTCGGCGTGTACGTCGGCATCGACGGCCAGCGCCCACAACGGCAACGCCGCTGCGCGCGCGAGGCCGACGAGTTCCGACAGCGCCGCGCCCATGCGGTCGCGGCCCATCGAGCCCGACGTGTCGAGCACGACGACGGCCTTGGGCTCGTCGCCCCGATAGCCGGGCAGGATCGGTGCCTCGTCGCCCATGGTCATTCGCAAGACTTCGCGCCGCCGCGAAGGCTTTGCGTAGGTCCGGCTCGACGATCCGCGCACCGCTGCCGACGCGCCACGCAACGCGGACGCCAGAACGGCACGCGGGTTCATGCGCGCGGGCTTGATCATGTCTCGCGCCCAGTCGAGCAACGCCCCTAGCGATTGATCTCCCCGGGCCGCAGCGTCTAGAACCGCCACCGCTACTTGACGGCGAGCAAGTTCAGTTTCCTGCGGCGAGCAGTCCGTCGGCGCAGTCGCGTTATTTGCCGTACCGGACATGAGCCACCCGACGAAACCGCCTCGGAATGGTGCAGCATCACCGCCCACGTTATCGTGTTTCTCGTTGCCCCGACCGCCAGGCGATGTATCCTTACGCAACCGTGATCCTCTTGAATCTTCTCGACCAGCGCCGGGCTCAGCCTCGCCGTGATCGTTATCCCGGACTCTCCCGCCCACCGCACAATCACCGGCCGAGCCTTCCTCGCCTTCGTCGTTGCCTTCATTTGTTCCCCCGGATTGGTTCGCATCTTGTTCGAAGCGGCGCAGTAGTTCCTCGACGTACTGCTCCATGAGCATGTTTGGCTTGAGGTCGAACATGGTCGGGTGCGGAAACCGCAAGCGATTGCCGATCGGCGTGCCCGGCTCGTAGTTTTCGGGCACGGGCCAGCCGAAGTCGTCTACGATTTCCATTGCGCCGCACACCGATAGCAGGTGATCGGCGTCCATGATCCCGATTGCCGCCATATCTTGGGCAACGGCTTTGAACCTGGGCGCAACCAAAGGGCGCAGGCGCGCCCATCGCGCATGTTGCCCGCGCGCCACGGTCTGAATCATCAGCGAAAGCATGGACGGAGCGAATGCCGGACCAAGCGCCTGCACCGTCCCGGGATCGAAGTTGAGCGTGGCACCGGTCGTGATGCCGATGCCACGACTCGTTTGGTTTTCTTTCATGCGCACGCGCCAGGCGAGCGCACCGAAGTACGGGTGCCGCCGCATGACGGCTAGTCGAGCCGCGCCGAGAATCGTGTGGACGTTCATTGCGTTGCCCTTTCCCCGAACAACGCGCGACGGATTGCCATCGCAATCTGGCTCACGCGCACGTTGTCGATCGTGAAGCTATGCGTCAAGTTGCCTGGCGCATCCATCGTGATCAAGACACGGACCTTGCCTACATTGTCGGCGGTGTTCTTGCGCGGCCGTCCTGGCTTCGTCGGCTGAAACTTCATGCTGTCACCTCCTTTATAAGCGGAAGCGTGAATGCACCCTTGACTCGCGACAAAGCCTCGGCGTCTAGCATCTGGTAGACCTTGCTTTGCGCCTTCACTAGCGCGTGAACGGCCACCACGTGCTGCTGCACGTCTTGCAGCAAGTCGAACGCCACCGCCGCCTCGAAGGCGTCGTCTGCGAACCGTTGCGCCTGCCGGAGCGCGCGACAGACACGCCCGCGCGCCTGCTTCCACTCTTCTTTTTCGCCCGTGACGAGGCTCGCAACTTCGGCTCGGAAACGAGAGATTGCGGACTCGACCTTGGCGTGTTCGTCGAGCATGTCCTTCGTGATCGTCGCACGCGCCATGTCGATGATCTTGGCCGATTCACTTTCGTCGAATCGGACGATTTTCACGTCACCGCCTGCGCTGCTGATTGCCTCGGGATTCGCGGCCACGAGCCGATCGAGTGGGATGATCCAGCACGATAGGTTTACCCGGAACCCAAAGCGCCGCCACCCTCGACTCGGATTGATGTTCCCTGGAAGCCGACTCGGGATGTCGTAAACGACCATCGCGTACCGCTTGCCGTCGTAAGTCATTGGTCATTTCTCCTTTTGTGGGGGAACGCGCCGAAACGCGATCCTCACGGGTTACATGGACTCCGCGAGCACGCTCGCGGCCAAGACCGGCCGAAAGCGCGCAATGATCGTGGCCACGTCGGCGAGTCCGACACCGGCCGGTTTGTTGCGTCCGAGGTGTTGCGCGGCGGGAGCGCCGCACTCGATGCCGCCTGCGCCGTTGAACGTGCCATCGATCACGACCCATGCTCGCGCCCACCTCAACGCTTGCTCTTTGTCGGAGTAAGCGTCATTCGTGGCTGCAAGCGACACGGCCTGAAGCTGCGCAAACGTTCGATCGGGCCGCGCCGGATCGTGTTCGAAGCGCAGCCGCCCGTTTAACAGGTCGTTTGCATCGAGTAGGTCGTTGTTCGCCACGTGCGCCGCGAAGTCTGCGCCACGCGGGCCGACCGTTCCGACCGCAATCGTCATTAGATCGACAACGTTGCCAGTCGCTACGCAGGTTGCTGCCAGTCGCACGGCCGTATGCCACGAGCGCGGCGTGCCGTAGGCGGGCATGACGAACGAATCCCCTACGGCCTCGAACGTGAACCGCCGCGCAACCTCATCTCCATCCGGGTTCTCGTGCAGCGCCTCGCGGCCCTGTTGCGTGATGAACTGCCGATAAGCGCCCGACGTCATCGCGAAGGCGTCGCCCCATGCAATCGGATCAACGACCGGGAACTCCATTTCTTCCGGCACCGCGCCGCGTCCGATATAGTCGGCGTGTTCCTCGGGCGTGACCCTAGGGAACGGGAGCCAAACGATCCGATTTGCCAGCGCGCGCGCTACGTCCTGCGCATCGTCAGCCGATGATAGGGGGTTTGCGGCGGCCATGATCTTGACCCCGGCCGGTAGTTCGAAGTCGCCCGTCCAGCGATCGTGGATGAATCGCAGCATGGCTTGCTGCGCTTCGCGTTTTGCGTTCGTCAGTTCATCGATAAAGATCATGCCCCGGCCGGCCTCAATCAACCGACGGAAGCGACGCGGCGGCTCGTAGATCAATCCTTCGGGACGCGGCATCGGCAAGCCCGCCAGATCTTCGGCGAAACATTGTCCGCCCGTAATGACCGTGTTGAGCGCATCGGGAATACCGAGCGCGCGCACGATCACTTTTTCCGTTTCGGTCTTGCCGCCGCCCGGGTGTCCAATCCAAATCGGCGTATGTGTGCCGGGCGTTGCCAGCGTGAGGTACATCAGGCGTGCAGATTCGGTGATCGCTGTGGTCATGACTTGTTCTCCTGTTCCCCTTGCGGGAGTTCGCCGCCGGCGAGCACGTGGCAGGCAAGCCACGCCTCGCACAGTTCGGCTAGTACTTTCCCCACGACCGGCACCGACGTTCGAAGCCGGTCAGCATTCTCTGCTTGAAACTGAAGCGCGCGCACGCTATCGGCCGTGAGGTTCCACGTGTCGCCATGCGCGTCGATCATTCGACACGCGAGCGCGGCGCTTGGATCAGAACGAGCGCCGAGATAGATGCGCAGACTATGGCGTTGCTCGGCATCGCCCTTTACCCACTCGCTGACCCATTGGTAAGCGAGCGCATCGGTTTTCTTGAGGCCAGACTTCATGATGACGTTCCTCGCAGAAAGCGCCTCATGCTGGCGGCGACTTCGGCCGGTATCGATAGCTTTTCTGGTGGCCAGAACTTCAGACTCGGCTTGCTGTGGAAATGAACTGTTGCGCCGCCCGAAGATGTTTTCGTGATCATCACGGAAACGATATGCGAACACTTGGCGTTGTGGCGTACCTGGTGAACTAGCACAATGCCGTCGGCCCCGTCGGCCGCGGCCACGAGTTGTTTGACGAAATCATCGAGCGTCATGTCTGGTCGGAACTCCACCAACCGCGCGCTGTGATCAGTGATCACGTAGCCGGCGGGCGTGATGTCGTCGCCCGAAATCCGAATAAAGTCTTGGGCAGCTTGTATTACGGCCCCCGCCAGCGCGCCGCAAACGTCGCGGACTTCTTGTTCAGTCATGGCCTCCCCCTCGGCGGGCAATAATCGTCTGCGTCCAGCGGCTCCGGGCACGCCTCAGCGTGAATGACGCCGCAAGCTGCGCATGCGCTTTCGGCATAGGCGCGCGCGGCATCGGCTGCATCTTGTTCGCAGCACGACGAGCACGCGCCGCTTTCTTGATCGATGTCGTTGCGATCAACCAGCGCGCCGCACGTGCCGCAATGCACGGGGCCGTCGTACTCAAGGTGCCGGTCGATCATGTCTTGCGTGACTCCGGGTGGCAGGCTCATTTGATTTCTCCTGTGATCCAGTGAAGGCCTTCCTTGAAGCGCACGCCATCGGCGCGTTCAAGTGTGGCCGTCTTGGTGTGAACCTTCACCACGCGCGCCTCGTCGGCGCACAGGCTTGTTAGGTAGACAATCATTCCGGGTTTGATCCATTCGCGAACCCGCGCTCGCTTGGCTTCGCGAATGCTTTCGGCGTCGCCGGCGACGCGAACGTTAGCCACGAGGCTGTTCGCTTTGGCGCGCTGTTCGTTGGCTTTCTTCTGGTGATCCCACGCGCGCTCGGTGCGTGCAATCGAACGCGCGCGCTCGGGGATATGGCCCGGCTGCGTATTGAAAGCCACGTCATTGCGGTAGGGATCGTTACGGCTTTCAAGCGCGGCCGCTTTGCGGTCGTGCCTGTCGGCCCAGTCATTGAGACGAGCCGCCTTGCGCTCGGCCGCTTCCAAGCGATAGCGCCTAATGTCATCGGGCTTTGTCGGCGCGCACGAAACGCAGAACACGCCAATGCGCCGCTCGTAGATGACCGACGCGCCCACAGCGATTGCCGCGCCGCATGCCCGGCATTCGCTCGCGTACTTCGTTATGATTGTTCTCATTTGAGGTCACGCTCCCCTGAGTTTCATGGTTCATTCTCCTTGGTCCACAACGTCTTCGAGCGGAACATCGTCCGGGATACCTTCGAGGACGCCGATTAGAAGTTCACAAGCGCGCACAATCAACTTACGTGCCGCCCGCAGTTCATCGTCAGACAGCGGCGTTAGCGCTTCAAGGCATTCGGCGAAGTCATGAACGCAGTCGGTGAAGTCCTGCGCCGCGTCCTGAAACCTGCAATAACTCGTGTTCGACATGGGGTTTCTCCTTTGGGTTATGGAAGGATGCATCGATTGCGGAACGACGTTGCGCCGCGCTCGGCGATGATCACGTGGTCGAGCACGTCAATCCCCAAAATCGCTCCGGCTTGCGCCAGCTGTTTCGTGATGGACAAATCCTCGTTAGACGGTTCCGGATCGCCGCTCGGATGATTGTGCGCAACGATGATGGCGGCGGCTCCGTGCTTCACGGCCGAACGGAACACCTCGCGTGGGTGGACGATCGAGGCGTTGAGGATGCCAACCGAAACGACTTCTTGACCGATGACCTCGTGGCGCGCGTTGAGCAACAGCGCGACGAACTGTTCGCGATCTTCGTTCCTGAACCTTTTCAGCAAGCGCACCACGTCATCGGGGCCACTGATCTTTTCTGGCAGCGCTCGGCGGTAGCGGCGCGTCGTCATCTCGCGAACGTAAACAGGGTGCATGTTGTCCATTGGATTGCTCCAGGGTTTGGGGTTCAACGACCGAATGCGCGATATCGCCACTTGGGGAACCGCCGGACACACTCGACTGGCGCGACCCGCTCCTTGTGGCATAACGCGACGAACACGCGATAAGGAATCGCCTTGCGGTTTTTTCGCGCGCAACGCACTACGCGGTCCTCGTACTTCTTGAATGCTGCGGTCATCGTTCGGTTCTCCTTATAAGAGGAAGATTGTTCGTGGTCACGCGAGTCAATGTCCGCGTGCATGGCTTCACGGCAGCACCTCCAATACTGCCCATCCTCGCTTGTCGGCTTCGCGCTTTCCGTCCCACGGGGCTTGCGCCCTTCGGGCTCATCGCGCTTGGTCCGTCCCGCCCCTCTTTACTTCGACTGAAGTTTAGCAGATCTTTCTAGTAAGTTTCAAGCCAAGTATCTTGTTGTGCGGCAATAAGTTACTTGTCCTCAAAAGTGCTTGGTGTCCCCACCCCACTCGTTATAGATTGCAAACGGGACCTCGAACCGACCAAACGCCCCGTGGGCGGGGGTCGGCGTTGCTGGCGGCCGAAGGCGCGCGCCGGCGGTCGAGTCCGACCAAATCGAAGGGATGGCGCACATGAGCACGGCATTAGAAACGACGAACGACACGGGCAGCATCATGGAACTGGCGACGTTGAGCGATGCGCAGTTTAGCGCGCTCAAGACGACGGTCAGCACGGCGCTGGACCGTATCGAAGAACTTAAGGCCTCGATCCTCGACGAGGGCGTAGACTTCGGCGTGATCCCCGGCACGGATCGCCCGACTCTTTACCAGCCGGGCGCGCAAAAGCTGGCGGCAATCTTTCGCCTCGTGCCGTCATTCGATGTTGCGCGCACGGTGCAAGAACAAAACGGCTCGTTGCTAGTGCATTACATGGCGAAATGTCGGTTGCATCGGGGCACTACTGCGGGTCCGTGCATTGGCGAGGGCATCGGATCGGCAAACTCGTTTGAGAAAAAGCACCGCTATCGCAAAGGCGAGCGAGCGTGCCCGACGTGCAAGGCCAGCGGCACACTGCGGCTTACGCGACGCGGCACGCCGAACGAAGGCTTTTGGTGCATACCGGATCGCGGTGGCTGCGGCGGGAACTTTGAAAAGAATGATCCGGCCGTCACCAAGCAATCGGTGGGCGATGTCGAGAACGTCGATCCGATGGACACCGACAACACGCTGGCGAAGATGTCGAAAAAGCGCGCATTCGTCGATGCCGTGCTCACGGTCACGATGTCGTCTGGTTTGTTCACGCAAGACCTAGAGGAAACGCAGGAGGCAACCGGGCACGAACGGCGGGCGGCGATCGAACAGTTCGCGGTGCTGTGTCGCACGAACGGCCTGACGAAGATGGGGGACGTGTTCAAGCTGATTGGCGATCTTGTCGGTGTCGAGGTCAAGAACTGGAAGGAACTGTCGGATTGGTCGGTGCGTGAAGTGCGCGCGTTGACGCGTAAGGCCGAGGAACACTTCGATGTCATCAAGTTGAGGGCAGACACGAGCGAGTCAAGCGCGGTAGTGGAGGGTGACGAATAATGACGCACCTGCAAGCCATCGAGCACGAGATTCAAACGTTGCTAGACCAAATCGAGGGGGCGGGCGACGAGCCCGCCCCGCCCGAAGTTATCGAAAGCCTCAAGGCAGCGGTGGCTGAACGCGGTGCCAAGCTTGATCGCATGGGCGCATTGATTCTGCGCCTTGAATCCGTTGCCGAGGCGTGTCGCGCAGAGGCCAAGAATCTAACGGCGCGCGCGAAAGCGAAAGAGAATGCAGCGGCGCGCGTACGCGCATTGGTGCGAGATGTCATGATCGGGTACGGCCGCGAGCGAATGGAAACAGATACTTTATTGTTCTACCTGGGACCGCCGTCGCGAAGTGTCGTCGTGCTCGATCCCGACGCTCTGCCGGACGGGCTCGTTGATGTCGTTCGTCGGCCGCGTACGGCAGAACTGCGCGCGCTCCTGGTCGGGGGCGCGATCATCAACGGCGCGTTCCTGGAAACTGGCGAGCGGCGGTTGACCATTCGGCGATGACGAAAGCGATCTTGGTGCTCGAGCGCGGCCTATGGCGGCATGTTTCGTTTGTTGCAGAACCGCCAGCGATCTTATCGGTGCCGATCGTGCCTGAAGTCGTGGTGACGAACGACGCCGACTTGTGGTCGCTTTATCCTTCGCGGCGTCGGCGCGTGTATGTTCGTTCAAACGGCACCGATCGTCGCGTGGCGCATTATCGCTGGTCGGAAGATGTTGGATTTGCGGTCGATACGGATCGCGCGATTCCGATGCGGGGCTTGAGGCGGATCGTCGAGCCGGACCTACACAAGGCCCCGCAACCTCGGGGGATCATTTATCGATCCCTTTGCGGGTGCGTGGCTCGCATGAAGTTGCCGATGACGGGAGCGTGGTCGCCCCGATTCGGACGAAGCTGGACGATGGATCACGATTTGAGCGCAATCGCTTACGAGAACGGGGAGGTCGTCTTGGTGGAATCAATCAAGCAGAACGTTGTGAAGCCCGGGGATGGTCGT